AGCTGGCGGAACAGCGCATTAAAAACCTCTGCCGTTTTCGCCATCTGCTGCCGTGGCAGCTCATCCTGCACCTCTGGCAAACCGTGAGCCATACGGCGCATGTTTTCGCGATCGAAATCGTGCATACGTTCAGCAATGCTTTTCATCAGAGCACTCCGTTAATCCAGTCAGTGTTGTCCAGCGCGCCAGTGCCAGCTTTAGGCTGCGCCTGCCCCGGGTTGCGCAGGCGCTGTGTGGTCAGTTTGTCCCACTGTTTTCGCAGGCTTGAAGGACTGAGGATGTTGCTCTGCCAGAAAGTGTCTTTGCTGGCCCACTGAAGTAGCTGGCAGATGTCGTAATGCGTCCGGTTGTCCTGGTTACGCATCAGGCGGATGGTGTTAGCCCACTCAACCCAGCTGGGCACGGTGAGGCTGGCGTTGACCTGCTGCAGCTGCGCGAAAATCCACTGCGCTGCCCTGAGATCGTCAGCCGTTCCCCAGGACTTACCGGCGGGCGTATATATCCCGTCAGCAGCTTCCGGATGGCGAGAGAGGAATTTTTTGGTAGCGTCGTTTCGGGATTCGTCAGAATTCCGGGACGTAGATCTTTTAATACTGTTCTTGTTCTTGTATTGGGTGTCTACCGTTTCCGGGAAAGCTTTTCCCGATTCCGGGAAGGATTTTCCCGGAATCGGTGAAAGTTTTCCCGTTTTCGGTTTGTGTAAAATCCAGGCAGATAGCTCAGTATTTATACCGACAATTTTCATCACACCCTGCTTATGAGCGAAGATGATTTTCCGGGCCGCCAGCGATTTGATGGCATCCGAAATATGCGAATCACCCAGGTCCGTCAGCTCTGCAATGACCGTGTTTGTCACCCGGTCCTGCTTCTTGTTCCATCCATAGGTAAGCCAGATCACCGCCTCCAGACACTGCCACTCTCGCCCTGACATACGCAGTCTGGGTTTGAGCTTCTGTATCTCATTGGCGATCTTGGTATACCCGTTAGCCAGGTCGGCCATTTGACCTCCCGAACGCTCGGTTTTTATTGGGAAATTGATAACTTCAGCGGTATTTGACATACTCACCTCGTGAATTGGCTGCAGTTAGTTCACACCCCGAAAGCCGTTGCTGTTCCACCAGCGCGGCTTTCACCATTTTCAGACCTGTCATATTCCCCCCAGCATCGTCGTGACCATTGCCATCAGCGGCCCGGCCAGATCCGGCTCAAGCCTGAAAAGCGCGGCTATTCCTTCGCTCATTTCCTTCAGCTTCTGATTCCTGGGCGCGTCCAGCAAAATGGCCCGCTTCGCCTCGGCCACCTCCTTTTCGGCATGTGCCAGACGCGTAATTTTGCAGTCACCGCCCAACAGCGAACCGCGATGCTCCAGCGGCAGCACGGCCAGAATTGCGGGCATCAGCTGGCGTACCCGATCCCGGCAATCTTCGGTATCAAAGCGGTTATCGAGCCAGCGGAATAACTTCTGTCGGGCGCGGCTGATATCTGCTGAAAACTCGATACCCTCCCCGCCGCAGCTGCGCCACTGATCCACGATATGAGCGGCAACGACGTCTTGTCCGGCAACTGCTGCCCAGGCGCGAACGGCGTCGCGGATATCGCCATGGCTCGGCTCATTAACTTGAGAGCGATTTATCATCGCTGTCTGTAAAAAAGAGGTACTCTGTTGAAAAGTAACTGTTTGCATGATTAAGCCTCTTGCTGTGGCAAACCATCTGTAGGGTTGGGGTAGATATCGCTGCGGATTTCGTGTGGTGTGATCTCCCATTCAAGCAATTTGCAGATAGGAAGCACGCGATGTGCTGGCACCTCATGGTTTAACCAAAGACTTACTGCCTGTGATGTTGTGCCAAGCTTTTTCGCTATTTCCGTTTGAGTCATCACAGCGCAAACTCGTTGTTTGATGGATTTTGTCATATCAAGACCTCAGTTGTTGAAAACCAAGATTACAATATGAAAATAATTTTTTCAATGATGATTGAAAATTATCTTTGCAATGCGGAATGAAAGGCTACCTTGTAGAATGGAAGACATGAAAACAGCACCTCATGAAGCGTTTGCCTACCGACTTCAACTCGTAAGAGATGAGTTCGGATGGAACATGTCAGATATTGCCAGGAGAGCGATGGTTACTCCCCAGGCGGTTCAGCAGTGGGCGAAAGGAGAGTCAGCTCCGAGAGGAGAGAGGTTAAAACGCCTTGCTGCTGCTACCGGTAAACCAGAGCATTGGTTTTTCATGCCCCCTGAAGCTGGTGATAATGCTATTAGTGCGATCACCGCTCCGCGTCAGTTGGATGAGAAAGAAACAGCTCTGCTCGCATTGTTTAATCAAATGCCTGAAGCGGAAAAGTTACGCCTTATAGTCCACGCGAAAACCACTCTTCAGCAACTAGACCTCCTCAAGGATGATGTGTTAAGCATCATTCAAAGCATTCAGAAATAACTGCCACACTTTCATTTTCAATGCAGTCGTCTTGCTGACTGCATTCTGCCGCCTTAATTTGAAATTATTTTTTTCATTTTACTTGTCAATTACAAAACTTATTTGTATTGTTAGCTCATCGACAACAAGCGCAGCGTTGTCAGGTTAAACAAACGTTCTGACGCCGGGAAAGACCGGGGACAAGTGATGGCAACTACCAATCAGGCAGTACCAAGCAGCGGGAAAGCAGTACCGATGCGCAACAGCCGCACCGGCGCAGCTTGGCTCGTCTCTTTTAACTACACCGATGGCATGTACTGGCATGAGCCACAGGGCAACCTGCGTCATATCCGCCGGCCGTATGCCGCCCGCAACATTGAGCCGCACCTGGTACCGGCGGGGACGCACTGATGAATACCTTATTCGCGTTAGTGCTGACCGTGGGCATGACCAACGGCGATTTCCAGGATGTGGTGCTGGGCGTGTATGAGAACCAGCAGCAGTGTGAAGCGGCTGCCGTTGAGCAGCATGTTGCGGGCGAGTGTTTCGAAGTAGAGCGCATCGTCCGTAACGGCGAGCAGCCAGCCGTGACCCTGTAACGAAAAAACCCGCCGAAGCGGGCTCTCCGTCCGGCGACCGACCAAAGTACACCGGAAATTTTAACCACCCATGCAATGGCGGCTTATACAGCGCCGGGAATCTTACAACCCAAAGGAGCTAAGACGCAATGAACACGTATGCGTTTGTAGTTAAAGCTAAAGCAAAATCAGAGAAGAAAAACCTCTTCTGCTGGTTCTCTGCAAAATCCGACTCTCGCGCCGAACGCGAGATGCTCAACATTCTCGATGACGCCGATATCGCTGTTGGCCGTGGTGCTGACTACCAGCTGCCGCAGCGCACCGACTGGCACGTCGTTGACGATCTGCCGGAAGAAGGCGTGCTGGATGATAACTGGTGCGATCGCTATACCCTCGGCGACGATGGCCGCTCATGGAGTCCGGTTCTGGGCGAGGCTGGTGCAGCAGCTGCGCCGGTGGTGAACGTGGAAACCCAGCCTACCCAGCCCGCCGCTGCCGATGAGGGGCTTCGCCCACTGTCGCGCCTGCGTCTGATTCAGCGCCTCTTAGCCCATCTAATCCATGATGAAGAACTGGACCAGATCACTATGGAGCAGCATATCGAGATCGGCATGATGGAGGGGAATGGCGAGGGCATTTTTGTTCGGGGCCTGTTAATGGCCATCGCGGCCACCCCGGCAATCAAGGAACTTTCCGCCCACGTTGAATGGAAACTAATCAAAGCGGTAAAAGCAGTATTTCCACAGGATCAGAGCCACGATTCAGAAAGCATCGCCAGTTTCGTCTCATCATGGGTGCAGGCAGAGGTCAGCGAACGCGCCCAGCTGGTTGAGGCCTGGCTTAGCGGCGAACTGCCGGCCCCTGAACTCCACGATGAAGATGATGCAGGAAAGGATGACGGATGGACGTCTATTCGTGAGCTTTCTTTGCCTCAGCAGATTGCTGCCGCGTGGTTATTTGACCAGCAACACATTGACCGTCAGCAACTGAGCGAGGTTAAAGAAGCGGTACTGGCAGACAACAGCGAAACCTTAAGCATTGTTGTTGCCGCCCTGACTGAACCGGCGGTAGTAAATTTAACTGGCGGGGTAACGGCGGGTGTGATCCGTGCAATCCGGCAGGTATGGCCGGAAGGCTATCGGGATAGCATGACCGCAGATCTGGTTTGTCAGTTTGCCTGCGCATACTCAACCGCTACGGAGGATGGACGAAACCATATCGTGCAGTCGTGGATTGAAACCCAGCAAGCCCCGGCGGCAGAAACTGGTACCACTGATACCGATGTTACCATTCATCAGAACTATACCTACGATCAGCGTGTACTGGGCATCTGGCTGTTTGGCTTATTTACCGAACTGAGTGCCGAACAAAAAGCCGGGATCACCCGTCTCAGCCTGGACATGGACGCAACCTATCCGCAGAACGTGCTGCTGGCCTGCCGTAATCATGATCTGCGCCAGCTGCAGCATGTGTTTCCTGAAACCCTGGCGGACCTGTTTGCTGATGTCCAGTCTGTCTGGCCAGCTGACGGCCCGGCGCCGCAGCTGGCGCAGCTTGTCTCGTTCTTCAAAGAGTGGATCGACGCACACAACAGCAATTCTTCTATCACTGCCACGGGCAAAAAAATTGACCGTGATGGAGTCACAGCTAAGTGGCTCAAGAAAGCAGGCAAGACAGCTATCCAGCGCACTGATACGGGTACCAATGCTGGCGGCGGGAACCCTACCGATCGCAATCCGGATCTGAAACATACGCTCGATACTCTGGATATTGAAATCGCAGCCGCCCTGCTGCCTATGGATTACAACATCTACGAAATCCCGGGCGGCGTGCTGCGTCGGGCAAAAGAAATCATCGCCAACAAAGAAGAGCCCTGGAGCTCGTGGAGTGACCAGCTGCGCAAGACGCCTGGCATACTCGATTTTTCCCGTGCTGCCATTTTCGTACTGATCCGCAATGCGCCTGAAGGCATCCATAAAGAGACGCCAAAGCTAATTAGCTACATCGCGCAGAACGGCAAAGAAGTGGCATTTATCCCTGATACAGGGAAGGACGACAGCGAAGCGCGCTGGCAGGCCGTTGAGTCGATGCTAATCACCCCTGCTGCTGCTGCGCCTGCCGAAGCGGCACAGCCCGAAGTTAAGAGCCTGGGCAGCGGCGTGTTCTCTATCGATGGCCTGCTGGGTGAAAAAGCAAACCCGGTCATCGATACCCCCTCAAATGAAGTCGCAAAACAGGAAGTAGATCATGTGCAGATGGAAGAGACTGACCAGAGCGAAAGCCAGGCTGGTGCTGCGTTACCAGCGGTCGAAAGCGTTGATGCAGCTGCTGCGCAAGCGGGCAGCGTAAACCCGGCGGATATTCTCGCCGCTGCCGCACCGGAACTGGCGAGCAATGTCGCTGCAGATCTGAGCCAAAAAGACGAAGCCGCGCACCAGAAAGAAGCGGAATTACCTCAGGTTGAGCCAAAAGCGCCGGTTAGCGAACCAGCAGCGGATATTCCCGAGCCAGAAGCCGCCGCGCCGGAATACCCAGCCTACTTCGAGCCTGGCCGTTATGAGGGGCTGCCGAACGACGTCTACCACGCGGCGAACGGCATCAGCAGCACGCAGGTAAAAGACGCGCGCGTCTCCCTGATGTACTTCAACGCCCGCCACGTCACTAAGACCATAGCGCGGGAGCGTTCCAAGGTTTTGGATATGGGCAACCTGGTGCATGCGCTGGCGCTGCAGCCGGAGACCCTGGCCGCCGAGTTCAGCATCGAGCCGGAGATCCCGGAAGGTGCGCTCACCACCACGGCGACGATCCGCGCCTGCATCGACGAATACAACGCCAGCCTGCCGCCGCAGCTGAGCGCTGACGATATCAAAGCGCTGCTGGAGGCGCATAACGCCACCTTGCCCGCGCCGCTGACGCTGGGCGGTTCAGCTGATGAGACATACGCATCGTATGAGCAGTTGCCTGAGGAATACCAACGTATTGAGAACGGCACTAAGCATACCGCCACGGCCATGAAAGCGTGCATCAAAGAGTACAACGCTACCCTGCCCGCGCCGGTGAAAACTACCGGCAGCCGTGACGCGCTCCTCGAGCAGCTGGCGATCGTCAATCCTGACCTGGTTGCACAAGAGGCACAGAAGCCCTCGCCACTGAAAGTGTCCGGTACCAAAGTGGATCTGATTCAGGCGCTCAAAGCGGTCCGCCCGGAAACCGTGTTCGCCGACGAGCTGCTGGAGGCCTGGCGCGAGAACCCGGAAGGCAAGGTGCTGGTGTCCCGCCAGCAGCTGGAAACCGCGCTGGCCATCCAGAAAGCGCTGCTGGCTCACCCGACCGCCGGGAAGCTGCTGACGCACCCGAGCCGCGCCGTAGAGACCAGCTATTTCGGCATTGACGAAGAGACCGGGCTGGAAATCCGTGTGCGCCCTGACCTTGAGCTGGACGTGGATGGTGTCCGTATAGGTGCCGACCTTAAGTCGATCTCTATGTGGAACATGAAGCAGTCAGGTCTGCGGGCGAAGCTGCACCGTGAAATCATCGATCGCGATTACCACCTGAGCGCTGGTATGTACATGGAGACGGCAAGCCTCGACCAGTTCTTCTGGATCTTCGTCAATAAGGACGAGGATTACCACTGGATTGCCATCGTAGAGGCGTCCCAAGAGCTGGTAGAGCTGGGCATCCTTGAATACCGCGCGACCATGCGCGCCATCGCCAACGCTTTCGATACTGGCGAGTGGCCAGCGCCGATCACCGATGACTATACCGACGAACTGACTGATTACGATCTGCGCCGCCTCGAAGCGCTGCGCGCCCAAGCATAAGGGGAATAA